AAAGAAAGCACACCGCACTTCGTTAGTAATATGGGGGGACGCAATGTCCCCCTTCTTCAAGGACAAACATGAGTATCAAAATTATTAAACTAGTTACTGGTGAAGAACTAATTGGTGAAGTAGTTACAATTCATAATACACTCGATGGAGATGTTGATTATGAGATTAAGGATGTAGCAATCGTTCAGATGGTACCCACTCAAACTGGACTCGGTCTTTCCCTCTTCCCATTTGCACCATACACAGAAGACAAAACCCATGTATTCAGAGGTAGACATATTATTATTTCCATGGATCCTGGTGTTGACCTAATCAACAACTATAACAAGATGTATGGATCAGGTATTCAGATTGCAGCAGCAGGATCGTTGATAAAATAAATGTACTGCAGTATAATGTTGGTTTAAAGTGAGGTGTCATGCGTTTCTATACTAATGTCCATGTCAACGGAAGTACTGCATTCCTAAGAGGGTATGATAACGGTGTTCGTTTTGAGCACCAGCAGTCATACTCCCCTTTTCTGTTCCTACCGTCTCAAACTTTATCAGACTTCAGAACTATTGATGGTAAGTATGTGAAGCCCGTGCACTTCACTGATTCTAAAGAGGCAAGAGACTTCATTAAGCGATATGATGAAGTTGGTAACTTTCCGGTCTATGGAACTACCTCATTCACATACCAATGCATCTACGAGAACTTCAAAGGTGACATGGATTATGATGTTGATCTAATCAATGTGGTTTCGCTTGACATTGAGACCTCAACTCAGTACGGCTTTCCTAACATTGCTACTGCAGACAAAGAGATTATCACTCTCTCCATGAGAAAGCGTGGTAAGTGTATTGTGCTTGGCACTAGACCATATACACCAAAGTCCAATGATGTAAAATATCATCAGTGTAAAAACGAAGTCGATTTGCTAACAACGTTCTTGAGAGTATGGAACTCAGATCAATGGAAACCAGATGTTGTTACTGGATGGAACATTGAGAACTTCGATATCCCATATCTCTATATTAGAATATCCAACGTATTGGGAGTCAAGGAAGCTAAGAAACTTTCTCCATGGGGATTAGTGAACGAAAGACAGATCGCTGGATATGCTAGTACCACTGTCTATGATTTGATTGGAATTGCTACTCTCGACTATCTTGCTCTCTACAAGAAGTTCTCGTATACTCCACAAGAGTCATACAAGCTAGACCATATTGCAGAGTATGAACTTGGAGAAAAGAAACTTGACTACTCTGAATATGAATCGATGCATGAGTTCTACGTACAGAACTTTGAGAAGTTTGTCGACTATAACATCCACGACGTTGTGCTCGTGGATAAGTTAGAAGAGAAGCTTAAATTTATTGAGCAAGTATTTGCAATCGCTTACGATGCAAAGGTAAACTTTGTTGATACATTCACAACTGTTCGTATTTGGGATGTAATCATTGCAAACTATCTGATGGACAAGAAGATAGTCGTTCCTCATTTTAAGACAGAGTCGATTGAACAACGAATCGAGGATGATAAGCGAATGGGTAACATTGTTGGAGCTTATGTTAAAGATCCGCAAGTTGGCCTGCATAAGTGGGTCTGCTCTTTTGACTTGAACTCTTTGTATCCTCATCTTATCATGCAGTACAACATTAGTCCCGAAACGTTCCGTGGTATGGAACCAGATATCACTATAGAAGGTCTTGTTGGTAATCAGCTAAGTGATGATCTCTCAGAGAAACTAGAATCACAAAACTTGACGATGGGTGCCAATGGAGCTTTGTTCGATAAAGACTTTAAAGGATTCTTGCCTACATTGATGGATAATATGTACAACGACCGTTCTGCTTGGAAGAAGCGAATGATCGAAGCAAAGAAGCAATATGAGAAGACGCCAACTAGAGCTTTAGAGAATGAGATTGCTCGATGCAATAATATGCAGATGGCCAAGAAGATTCAGTTGAACTCTGCTTATGGTGCTTTGGGTAACACTTACTTTAGATGGTATCAGCGTAACCTTGCAGAAGCCATCACAATGTCTGGTCAGCTTTCTATTCGTTGGATGGAGAAGCATATCAATGCCTATCTGAACAAACTCTTTAAGACAGAAGATGAAGATTATGTGATTGCTTGTGATACTGACTCGATGTACATTCGACTTGAGCGATTGGTTGATAGTGTCTTTGGTGAAGATCAATCTGATAACGAGAGGATTGTTAAGTTCTTGGATGATGTGTGTGAAAAGAAGATTCAACCCTTTATTGATAAGACGTTTGAAAACCTTGCCACCTACATGAAGGTCATGGACCAGAAGATGGTCATGAAACGTGAAGCTATCGCTAACAAAGGAATCTGGACTGGTAAGAAGCATTACATTCTGAATGTATATAATAATGAGGGTGTTCAGTACGCTGAACCTAAACTGAAGATTCAAGGTATCGAAGCTGTCCGTTCATCTACACCAGCAGCTTGTAGGAAGAACATTAAGACAGCTCTCAATATTATCATGAACAAGAGTGAGAAAGATATTATTGAATTTATCAAGAACTTTAGACGAGAGTTCAATACTCTTTCTTTTGAGGAGGTTGCGTTCCCAAGAGGAGTCCGAGATCTCAAGAAGTATGCTGAAAAGTCTTTAATATACAAAAAAGGTACTCCAATTCACGTGAAGGGGTCTCTGATCTACAATCAAATGTTGGTTGACCAAAACATAAGGAATAAATATCCACTTATTGTGGATGGAGATAAGATCAAGTTTTCCTATCTACAGAGACCCAATCCAACCAGAGACACAGTTATATCTTGTCCCGGAGCACCACCTAAGGAGCTCGGTATTGAGCAGTACATTGATTATGATATGCAGTTTGATAAAGCATTCCTTGAACCGATTCGATCTATCCTTGAAGTTATTGGATGGAAAACTGAATACAGTACCAGAGCAACTCTCGAAGACTTTTTCCAATAGGAACTACCATGAGTAAAATACAAATTGATCTAGAAGATCACGACTTTGGTTTTTCTGCTGTTAGTGAAGACGAACTCAAATCAATGGAGCGTCAGCTCCAACAGCAGGTTGAGCAGAAAGAACAAGAACTGTCGTTGACTTCCAAAGAATATAAAGATAAACTGGAAGCTCTTTATAAACTTATTATGCCATTGCTACTCAACCTAGCTAAGGATAGTGACAAAGAGTACATTCTTTGGCCAGATCGATCTAAAAAGATGAAGGCCTTCATTGATAAGGTAAACAAGTTAGTGGAAAATGATTAACTATATTGCTTTAGTTGTTGCTATTGGTCTATCAACCGTAGCGGCATACTTCTCCATACTTGGACTGACTGCAATCTTTGCAGCCTCATACTGGCCCGTCATTATTATGGGCTCAATGTTAGAGGCTGCTAAAGTTGTTGCAGCTTCCTGGGCATTCCGTAATTGGAATCATGCTCCTGCTTTCATTAGATACTATCTCGTGATTGCGGTTGCTATTCTAATGATGATTACTTCGATGGGCACTTTTGGATACCTATCAAAAGCTCATATTGAACAGACTGCATCTGTTGGAGACTTATCAGCTCAAGTTGCAGTATATGATGAGAGGATCAAAAACTTAAATGAGAACATCGAAGCCAACCGTAAACTTCTTAAACAGTTTGACGAAGCAGTTGATCAAGTTATGTCACGCTCGACGGATTCTAAGGGGGCCGAACGCTCGCTCCAAATTAGAAAAGCACAACAGAAAGACCGTAGCCACCTCATGGAAGAAATTTCTACTCTACAAAAAGAGGTTGGGAGGCTTAGTGCTGAGAGATCCCCTTTGGTATCACAGGTCAAAAAAGTCGAGAAAGAGGTCGGTCCAATCAAGTACATCGCGGAACTTTTTATTGATAGGGCTGATGATTCGTTTTTGGAGAAAACGGTCCGCTGGGTTATTATAATGATCGTGACTGTATTTGATCCACTTGCTGTACTGTTGCTTATTGCAGCTAACATGGGTATGATACGTCAGACCAGAATCAGTAAGATGAATAACACCAGAGCTGCAAACATTGAAGTGAATAAAGATCTTGCTGCTGAGAAAAGATTCAAGAAGTTGCAAGAGTTGACTGGCAAAGCAAGTCGTAGTAAAATTACTATCGACAAAAACAAGATAAGGAAAATGACATGAGTTTTTTGAAAGCATTGATTAAGGAGGTTGGTGATGAGGATACTTACTTGGCCAGTGACGGCACTGGTAGTGCTGAGTTTACTGGTTGTATTGATACTGGCAGCTACATTCTCAACGCTCTTCTCTCTGGTAGCTTCTATGGTGGCGTACCTGATAACAAGATTACTGCTTTTGCAGGAGAGTCCGCTACTGGTAAAACTTTCTTCGTACTTGGTATCGTTAGAGCCTTCCTTGACAAGAACCCAGACGCAGCAGTCGTCTACTACGATACGGAAGCCGCGGTCACGAAAGCAATGATGGAGTCTCGAGGTATTGATACCAATCGAGTTATTATTGCAGAACCAGATACAATTCAGAAGTTTAAGACTCATGCTCTGAAACTATTAGAAGCATATGAGAAACAAGACAATCGTCCACCAATGATGTTTGTGCTGGACAGCCTCGGTCTTCTATCTACTACTAAAGAGATGGAAGATTCGTTGGAAGGTAAAGATGTTAGGGACATGACTAAGTCGCAAGTTATTAAAGCTGCTTTCCGTGTTCTTACTCTTAAGTTAGCAAAGGTCAGAGTACCAATGCTTGTCACTAACCATGTCTATGAGGTTGTAGGATCATATGTACCAACAAAAGAAATCGGTGGAGGAACTGGACTCAAGTACGCTGCCAGTACTATTGCAATGCTCTCCAAAAAGAAAGAAAAAGACTCTGATGGAGACATCATCGGTAACCAAATCAAAATCAAAATGTACAAGTCACGGCTCTCAAAAGAGAACCAAGACGCAACCGTGCTACTTACTTACGACAAAGGCCTAGACCGTTACTTTGGTCTGCTCGACTTTGCAGAAGAGCATAAGGTATTTGTTAAGTCGGGCAATCGATATGAGCTGCCTGATGGACGCAAGGTATTTGGTAAAGAGATCAACAGTAATCCAAGCGCATACTTCACTGAAGAGATCATGCAGCGTCTGGAAGAATGTGCGCAAAGGGAATTCAGCTATGGATCAGCAGGTGCAGCAGTACAAGGTGACGTTCAGGAATGACAAAAACCAAGTAGGGTTCAAGTTCTTTTTTAGGGACAAGGACCTACTTGAGTTTTTAGGTAGCAGACCAAACGGTGCCACTGTAATTTTACTGGAGCAATATGATAGAGAAACTCATACTTTCAAACCTCTTAAATAATGAAGAGTATGGCCGTAAGGCCATTCCTTTTTTGAAGTCCGAGTACTTTCAAGATAGGAAACTCAAAGCAGTATTTGATGGTATCGATACTTTTGTCAAGCTATATAACAAGTTTCCAACCAAGGAAGCATTAAATATTGAGCTTGACAATGATAAGAATATATCATCATACTACTCTGAAGTTGCTGATGTTGTTAGTCAGCTAGAAGATAATCCAACTACAAACATTCAGTGGTTAGTAGACCAGACAGAGAAGTTCTGTCAGGATAAAGCAATTTACAATGCTATCATGAAATCAATTCAGATTCTTGATAGCGATCAGGATAAGCATAGCAAGGGTGCTATACCGCAAATACTTTCCGATGCTCTTGCAGTGTCGTTTGACTCTCACATCGGACACGACTTCCTAGAAGACTTTGATGCACGATACGAATTCTATCACAAGAAGGAACACCGTGTTCCTTTCGACCTTGAATATCTTAACAAGATTACCAAGGGTGGCTTACCAAATAAAACACTTAACGTGGTACTTGCTGGCACTGGTGTTGGTAAGTCTCTCTTCATGTGTCATTGTGCAGCAGCTAACCTTTCCAAAGGTAATAATGTCCTTTACATAACAATGGAGATGGCTGAAGAGCGTATTGCAGAACGTATTGATGCTAATATGCTCAACGTCACGGTTGATGAGTTGTCTATCCTGCCCAAAGATGCGTATGATAAGAAGATCAACCGAGTACGTGAGAAGACAAGTGGTAAGTTAATCATTAAAGAATATCCAACTGCATCTGCTGGTGCTGGTCATATGCGTCACCTGTTGAATGAGTTGAAGTTGAAGAGAAACTTCAAACCAGATATCATCTACATCGACTACCTAAATATATGTGTATCATCAAGGTTGAAGTATGGAGCCAATGTAAACAGCTACACTTACATTAAGGCTATTGCAGAAGAACTACGTGGACTGGCAGTTGAGTTTGATGTTCCTATTGTTACAGCGACTCAGACTACTAGAAGTGGTTATACAAGCAGTGATCTTGGATTGGAAGATACGAGTGAATCGTTTGGTCTTCCAGCCACAGCTGACTTCATGCTTGCATTGATCAGTTCAGAAGAGTTGCAGGATCTTAATCAGTTTATGGTCAAGCAGTTAAAGAACCGATACAGCGATCCAGGTATTCATCGTAGATTTGTAATAGGTGTTGACAGGTCTAAGATGAAGCTGTATGATGTAGAGCAGAGTGCCCAAGAAGATGTCGTGGATGACAAACCGGTGTTTGACAAATCCGATACAGGCATGAGAATGAAACAAGAGAAGGGCAAATTCAAAGATGCTTTTGACACGTTTATTTAACGCAGTAGGATTTCTAATCACGTTTACCTGGGTGTTTCTTCTCTCCACATTCATACTAACGTTTCAAACTTTATTCATCTATCTCTTAAAGATGTTTGATCTTCCTTACGATGTAATAACAGCTATACATATGATTAAAGAAATGAAGAAAGAACATGAAGATATTGACGAGACAATTCAGAAATAAAAAGCTATCCAATACCCTCAGAAGAGCTACTTCTTTTTATCTCAGCAGACTAAACCAAGACACATCAAACATCACCATCCATATTATTCAAATGCCAAACTTAGGAGCTGATGGTACTTGTGAAAAAGTATCCAGTAAAGAGTTTATTATTGAACTCAATCAGGATCTTGGATTAGAGCATCGCCTTGTTACATTAGCTCATGAGACAGTGCATATTAAACAATACATTACTAAGCGACTGAGAACCTGGCACCTAAAGACAGGTACGATTGATATATGGGAAGGCAAACGATTTCGTAATGTGGACTACTTTCAGCAGCCGTGGGAAGCTGAAGCATTGTTACTAGAAGAACAACTCTACATAGATTTTGTGACAGAATGTTATGCTATGGGAATTGATCTTCGAGAATACGCATGAATAGTGGGGTTTACCTGTTGACCAAATTACTACATTATTGTATAATTAGTCATACTTTCTTGTAGAGGACCCCATGTTTAAATACCTATTTGTTATTCTTTTGTTAACTAGCTCTGCTGCGCACGGAGCTAATTCTGATTTCCTGCCTATGCTTGAGCAGGCAAAGCAGTTGATGAAGTATAATAAGGAAATCAAACTTCCAATAATGGTTCCAAAGACCGAGAAGCAATTGAAGCAAATATTCTGTCCCGGACAGGACTGTTCTGTGTCTGCCATATACAGTGATGGTACTGTATATTATGACAAGCGAATAGATTATAAGAACAATATTATCGATCGATCAATTATTATTCATGAAATGATCCACCATATCCAAGCCAAGAAGCACGGTCTCACCTACGAGTGTGATATGTGGTATCATAAAGAACGTCAAGCATATCGACTCCAGGCTCAGTTTCTTCGAGCAAATGGAATCAATGCCTCTTTTGTTAACGATGTAACTGCGAGCCTAAAATGTCCAAAGTAAATGAACCAGAAAAGTTTCAACCACAAACAGTGTGGGATGATGTCGATTGGATCATCCATAACTCAGGATCTTATTACCTAACAGGTGATATAGATGAGAACAGCATCACACCAGTTATTAAATGGATCCTAGCTGAAAATATTGCTCAGCGTCACAAGCAGCTCAACCTTTTTATTAATAGTTGCGGTGGAGATCTCTACCAGGCATTCGGCTTAATTGATATAATGAAGTCGAGCAAGATCCCGGTAGCTACAAACGGTGTTGGCAGCCTTATGAGTGCTGCTTTCCTCATATTCATGTCGGGTGTCAAGGGTAAGCGATTTATTACTAAAAATACAAGTATCATGTCACACCAGTTCTCTACCTTTTATGAAGGTAAGGAGCATGATGTCAAGGCCTCTGAAAAGGAAACAAGGTACATCAAGCAGCGTATGCTGGATGTTATGAAAGAGAGCTGCTCAATGGATGAGCGGATGATTAAGCGAAAACTCTTACCACCGTCAGATGTTTGGCTATCCGCAGAGGAATGCGTCGAGCTAGGAGTAGCGGACGCAACTTTTTAGAATATAAATAAGTACATCTTAACCTCACTTTTGGAGAGAAATAATGTCGATGAAAAAATACTCTGAATACATTTCAGTGCACGAACAGAAAGCTAAAACAATTGGTCTCAGATCAATGGCAGAATCCGCATCATACACTTACGATGATGATAAAGCTCCACAAGGTGCAGATCTCACATCTGGTAGAGGTGGTGATATTAATCATAAAGCAGTAGCTGCTCACCTAAAGTCAATGGGAGTTCCTGCTGCCCACGCTAAGGCTATCTCAGCTCACTTGAAAAAAGACGATATGGATATGGCAGCTTCTACCAAGCTCAAGCACGGTGTAATGAGTAAGCACGGTGATCTAACGGTTCACAGCTTTTCTGACCCTGATTCAGGAAAAACCAAGATTCGTGTCGAGGGTTAATTGATCCTTGCTCAAACTGCTTCATAAAAACCCACTTCGGTGGGTTTTTTTATGATATAAATACTGGATAATGTTACGGAGTATGCAATGAAATCATTCTCAACCTTCCTATCTGAATCCCTTCTTATTGAACGTGCACCTATGAAAGCATCTGGTGCCAAAGCAGATTACGATGTTAACAAGTATCTCAACCCTGAGATGCGCAAGCAGCACACGTACAACACTGCCAGAGATACAGAAGGTATTCCAAAGGGTACATCTGTAAAGGTAAAGAAAGTTGTTACTAAAGATGGTAAGTACCATGCTCATGTAGAGCACGAAGGTAAAACAAAGGTTGTTCCTGTTAATCATCTCGAAAAGCCAGGTGGGTATGAGAATCTGAAGTCAGAGGATGCTCAAATCAAGTCTCTACACAGCCAAATTCAGGCTCACGTCAAAGCAAACGGTGGAAAGCCAATTGATCTTCACATAGGTGGTAACAAGTACAAGGTAGCTGGTGCTCGTAAGGTTGAGGGTAATGTCAAAGCTGATTTCGTTTTGCATGATCACCATGACAAACCTGTATACTATGGTTCTCTCAAGGCTGGTGCACACCCATCTAAGTTTTCAGGGTACGGTGGTTTCTCGCATATGAAAAATGCATCTGTGCACGCTGCATCAAGAAGTTTAGCAACAAATATTGCCAAGAAACCTTTAGAACAGGGTGAGATGGCGTTCCATAAATTCCACGCTGGTGAAGCAGACCACGAGCATGTTGTGAGACAAGCGTTGTTTGGAAAAGAGGTTGGTGCCAAGGAACACGGTGAATCAAATATTAATGGTGTTCATCACGGTAATATTACTATTGGTAAAAACTCCAAAGGTCATCTTGAGATGCATTCTGACCTAGACTTCCATAACACAGGTCATGACATGATCAAGCATCTTGAAAAGTCCCATGGTGGCCACGTTGGTATATTTGTTAGGAAGGGTGAGCAAGGAAGAAAGATTCCTAACACTAACATTGAAGGTAGAGGTGGCATTGGTATGTCAAATATGAGAAAAGATTCATCTAAGATTAGGCCGGTAAAATAATGCGTCACATATTCCTCTTATTAAAAGAATCAGCTGCTAACGAAGAGAAGCTGACTCACCTTGAGCACGCTGAAGACCATCCTATCAATGCTGGTGTCGAAGGATACAAGCACGCTATGAATACTCTGACAGCTGTGCACAAGACACTAACTGGCCAAAAGGGTGGTGCTGATCTAATGACCAAATATGATGGTAGTCCAAGTATTGTATTTGGACATCATCCTCAGACTGGCAAGTTCTTTGTTGCATCTAAATCAGCTTTCAACAAGAACCCAAAGATCAACTACACAGAAGAAGACATTGAAAACAACCACGGACACGCTCCTGGACTAGTTTCGAAGCTTAAGACTGCTCTACACTACCTTCCAAAGGTTGCACCTCAGAAAGGCGTCTTTCAGGGTGATGTAATGCATACTTCAGAAGATGTAAGTGAAAAGGGTGGTAAGGTTCACTTCAAACCAAATCTAATTAAATACTCAACTCCATCCAACTCTGCAGAAGGCAAAGCAATCAAGAACTCTAAGATCGGTGTATACGTTCATACAGGGTATGAAGGTAAGGATGTTGAGTCAATGAAAGCAAATTACACTCCAAATCTTTCTGGGTTTGCTAACCATGGTGATGTTCATTTAATGAAGTATGGATACAATACAAAGAATGCTGACTATAATGAAGACTCTCAGAAAGAGTTCAGACGTCATATGGAAGATGCTGCTGATGTTGGTAAGAAGCTTAAGAAGCAGCACTATGATATCCTTGCACCTCACACCGAGCACGTAAAGACTTACATCAACAAGACTGTACGTGAAGATACAAAGCCAACTGCAGAAGGTCTTTATGATCATGTTAAAGAGCAACATGAGAAGGGTATTGACAAAGTAAAGACTCAGAAAGCAAAAGATCAAAAGACTCAAGCAATGAACTCTGATTTATCTCACATCAGAGCTAACCACGAGACTATTAATAACGTATTCCAGTTGCACCACCACTTACAAAAAGCTAAGGATGTGTTGGTCAATGCAATGTCACACGGTCAAGATTACGAACATCACATTGGTGATACTAAAACAAAACCAGAAGGGTTTGTTGCTGTTGTAAATAACAGGCCAACTAAACTTGTTGATAGAAATGAGTTTAGTAAACAGAACTTCTTAGCGAGACAATGATGAAAAGGTTTTCTCAATTCATAGCTGAAGCAGTGCAGAAGAAAGCACTCCATGTGTTTGATATTGATGATACTCTTATGCATACCACAGCCAAGATCCACGTTAAGGATCCACAAGGCAAAGTAGTGAAAACTCTTACAAATCAAGAGTTTAATGACCACAAGCTACCAGCTGGTCACAGCTACGACTTTGGTGAATTTAGAAATGCTGAGAAGTTCAACAGAGAATCAAAGCCAATGCCACACATGATTAACCATGTTAAGAAGTTAACAGCTGATCCAAGCAATCATGTAATCTTTAATACTGCACGTGCTAACTTTGATGATAAGAATACTTTCTTACGAACATTCAAGAAGCACGGTATTGATATGAGCAAGATTCACGTCATCAGGGCTGGTAACCTCAGTAAAGAAGGTGCTCCTGCTGAAAAGAAAGCTGTTGTTATTCACGGATATATAAAGAAGCACAAATACAATGATGTTCATATGTACGATGATAGTAAAACCAATCTAAAGTCTTTTGTTGGATTAAAACAGGTCCATCCAAACACAACATTCCATGCTCATCATGTTGAGGGTGAGAATGTAACAACAAAGGTAGTATAATGAAAAGATTTTCAAGTTTCCTATTAGAAGGAAAAGACAAGACTGCTGTTCTATTATTTGGTAGAATGAACCCTATTACTAGTGGTCACGAAGAGAATGTGAATGCTGCTCATGATATAGCTACATCAGCTGACGGTCATCTCCATATTGTTGCTAGTGGTTCTCACGATGAAAAGAAGAATCCGCTTTCACCAGAACAAAAACAGACACACCTCAATCGTGCTTTTGGACACCTTGAAAATACTACAATAACAACAGCATCAAAAACAAATCCTACTATAATGCACCACGCTTCAGAGATTGCGAAGACAGGTGCAAAACATTTAGTTATTGCTGGTGGTGGCGATAGAGCAGAAGAGTATAAGACACTACTCAATAAGTATAACGGAGTCAAAGGAAAAGGCCATGGTGAGTATAACTTTGACACAATTACAGTAAAAAACACTGGTGAACGTAAAGCTGGTGTAAGTGGTACAGATATGAGACAACACGCTGCTAGTGGAAACTTCAATCAGTTTAGAGCTGGACTTCCATCTCAAATTCAAAAGAACGTAACACACTCGAAGGAAATCTATAATGATGTGCGAAATGGGATGAACATTGGAGGATCAAGAAGTGGTGGAGGTGGTGGAGGTGGGCCTGGTATGGTTGGTTCCACATCCGGCAATTTACTGCGAATGATGAACCCTCAAAAAATATATTAAGCAAATCTATAACAATATGCGTAAGGACTAATGTGAACACTTTATTTGATGATAACTCTAAATACAGACATGAAGAAGTAGAGGGTGTTAAGGGTTGGTGGTGGCCTAAAGCAGACGATGGAGCTTGGGAAGGCCCTCTACAAGACTGGTATGCACTTAAGAGTGCCTTTGACCTTGTGAAAGAAAAGAAAGTAGTTGTACAGGCTGGTGGTAATTGTGGTCTTTATCCTAGATTGCTTTCTGATATATTTGAGAGAGTGTATACATTTGAACCTGATTCATTCAATTTTCACTTCCTAGTGAAAAATTGTCAAAAAGAAAACATTATTAAAATTAATGCTGCACTTGGAGATGTCAACAAGTTAGTTGATTCTGTAAGAGCCAAAGGAGACTTTGGTAATTCAAACTGCGGTGCATTAACAATCAATGATAACAATAAGCTCGTTCCTGTTTTTACCATTGACCAGTTATCACTTGACCGTTGTGATTACATTCAACTGGATTGTGAAGGATATGAAGCTAATGTTATTGTTGGTGCAATGGAAACAATATTTCAATTTAAGCCTGTAATCACTTTAGAGACCATGACTCCTGAAATTGAGCAGTTACTATTTCCTCTTGGATATAGTGAAGTGGCTGGTAGCTTTGGTCACATCGATCGCTGCTTTGCAGTAGTTTAATTTATAAATAGTAAGTCCCGGCAGTAAGGCCTAGGTAAACCTGCGGAAAGAATATGAAAAAGAGAAAAAAAGCCCCACAAGATGTGGCACTAATGACTGGTAACCCTAACGATATTATCGTGGTTTCACCAGAAGAAAAGCCAGTAAAATATCAAACAGAAGCCGCACAGGCTATCAAACAGCTTAAGTCTAAACTTAAAGCTCCAGATTTTGTCTATATTGCTCCCACAGAACGCGTAGCCATCGATAAGAAGGCTGACAAGCAAGCAAGAGACATCAAAAAACTAGTTAGTAAATTAAGCACACAAGAAGTCACAGAAGAAGACCTCAACGGCATATTTACGTCGTTGGGTGAGGGTGAGCTTGCTAAGAATGCTTTGTCTGTTGCCACTTCTCCAATTCGTGCTGTTGGCTTACTAGGTAAAGCAGCACTGGGTGCTGGAACAGCTGCAACTCTACTTTCTACACCTCAATCTGCAGCAATCACAACTGTAGGTGCAGCTAAAGTTCTTTCTGATAAGCTGGCAGGAGTTGGTAAGAATAAAACTAATCCTGATACTGAGAAGATGTCTAAGTATCACACTGCGATCATGAAGCAGCGTGTTGCTCTATCTAAAGAGCAAACAAATCAAGCAAAGATTGATACAGCTATTCAAAAGAAAAGACTTGATGCCATCAACGATATCAAGAGAGGTGTAAACAGAAAGATATACGCTTACAATCAGGCTAATAAAGGTAAGGATTCTATTCAGACCTATTCCAAGTCTGGGGTGTATGGAACACCTAAACCAACTTCTACATCACCAGTATCTAATACAGCACCGTCTGTGATTATTCCATCATCTTATAGAACCAGACCCACCACAAGTAATACTACAATTGTATCCCACAGAGAATGGGACCGTGAAAAGTATATTGAAGAGAAGAATCAGCTTGCACTTCAGAGGAAAGCTGAAAAGTATGGAGTTGATATTGAGATTGTAGAGAATGTTTTCAAGCAAGGCCTTGTAGAGTATGACGAAAGAGGCAACGCCACTGTCAACCAATTTGCTATGCAGAGAGTCAATTCTTTCCTTGCTAACTATTTGGAAGAGAAGAAGACGGTGATGATCCGCGGTAAGAGAAAAAGGATCGTTGGAGAAACTCCAGGTGCTGTTTATACAAGAACTGCTCTAAAGTCTTCTGGTAAGACAAAGATTTTAAAAACTCCTATGACTGCTCAGCAAAAGCAGAAAAGAGCTGTAATAACTCTAAAGAGGAAGCTCAAGCAGAAAGTCTATGAGGAGACTGGTTTAGAAGAAGGTGGTTTGTGGGATAACATTCACGCTAAGCGTGCCCGTATTAAAGCCGGTTCTGGTGAGAAGATGAGAAAGCCAGGATCAGAGGGTGCACCTACCAAACAAAACTTCATTGATGCTGCAGAGCAAGTTGATAACGTCAATGAAGTGTCCAAAGAGCTTCTTAACAGATACTTGTGGGC